GTTAGCCAATGCACGTTGCGGATCATTCTCCCACCAGCTACCTGACTTAGCATGACGCATACGGTCATCTGACAGGTTAGACAGAGAGATCATAGCACTACGACGAACACCACCAACTACAACAACTTCACCAATCTTACACATAATGTCGTGACACTCAATAGACGAGAGCTTGCGACCCTTAGCGTTAGCAAAGACACGAATAACAAAGTTAAACAGATCAACAAGAGGCGCTGGGCCTGAGGCACGACCACCAAAGGTCTTGAGTTTAGCACCTGCTGGACGAACCTTAGACACATCCCACTGAGGAATTTCACCACTGTAGAGCAGTGCAATAACTTGACGTAGTGACTTAGCCCAACCTTCCTTGCTGTCCTTTACGATCACTGTCGTGTCACTCTGGAACAGGTTGTCAGGCACATCTGGGAGCTTCTTAACGTACTGACGTTCTACAGAGAACCCTACACCTGTACCACACAACAAGATGAACATAGCCTCATCGAAAGACTTGGGGTCATCTACAGGCAAGTAAGAGCAGTTGTACCCTGCGGTGTTGTCTCGGTCAAGTGCTGGCCCTGCTGTCATCAAGGCTCGCATAGAGGGCATTACCTCAAGGTTCAGGATAGCATCCCGTAGAGACTTTGTGTAGCTATCGTCACCCATCTTGGGGACCATAATGTTATCTACATAACGGTCTACAGTTTCTCCCCAAGTCTCTCGTCGTCCTTCATCTTCAAGCCATCGTGCATACCGTGAGGTAGCAATGAATGTTTGGTAGTCCGTAGGTAGGTAGTTGTTCATCTTGTCTCTCTTCCGCTTGCATCTTTGTCTTCTTTGAGCCAGACCAGTCTATCAATATCCCCACGGGTGATACCAATGTCCCTAAGCTCTCTGTCACTAAACCTGTTAAGCTGCTTAATGACGTTACGATGTTCTCGCCACGTAGCTAGGTAGTTCATATACCGCCAAAACCATGTCATCGTTTATCACCACTGCCACCAAGTGTCCCTCGTTCTTTACGACTGGCCAACTTAGCTAAGTTACGTCTAGCAATAGTTGACAGGTCAGTATTCAGGTCACGAGCAAGGGCTGCTGCATACCACAGAACATCCCCAAGCTCATCAGCAATGTCATCACGATTGAATGTACCATCACGGATAATCTTCTTAACCTTACCTAGAACCTCACCAGCTTCGTTAGCTAGTCCCATAGCTGGGTAGATAACCTGCGCTGTACTTGGGTAGATAGCTGTATTGACAGCCTGTCTCTGGTAACTGTCGAAGTCAATGTCTTGCATTGCGTCTATATCATCTTGGCTAATCAATAGTTTGTTCTCCCATAGAATCTGGTTTGTTGCATATCTCTTCCGTCAAACAAATACCAACAACAGTTGTCTTTACCTACACTCTTACTACCCTCAATCCACTTAACACGGCCTACAGATACAACCTTAGCACAGTAAGTCATGTAGACAGAAGACTGCTTAGTGTGCATCCAGTCAGCATCAAACAGAAGCCAAGTAGGACATATCCCAATCCAGTGGTCTAGGAAAGGGTGAAGGAACTTTCTTTCCCACGGAGGGTTGGTGATACATAAGTCAACTACACCATACCCCCCAAAGTCAATCTCTAAAGCGTCAACTTGGTTAATCCCCTTAGCCTGTGGCTCAATATCAGAGGCTAAGATACACTCACCATGACCTTCCGTCAGTAGATCAATGTGCTTAATCAAACGACCGTCACCAGCACAAGGCTCTACATAATCAAAGGAGTATGGTAGGTGGTCTATAAGAGGCTCTACAGCTTCAATAGGAGTTGGGTAGTAATCCCTTGGAACCCTCTCGAAGTCACTACGCTTCCCCATGTCATGTCACCTCCAGTGGCTCTATATTAACATCAAAGTACTTCTTTACTGCCATAGCCTCCTCCTCAGTTTCATACCAGAAGTTAGCCATGCCAAGCTCCCCTTTCTCCTCTATCTGGACAACTAGCATACAAGAGTAACCATCTTCAATACCAGCTTCGATAAGAAAGTCATCATCAAACTCATGTCGGTAGATTGGACCTTCGAGAACTCTCCAGACCTTAGTACCACCGTCAATAACTACAGGAACCTCATCTGCATATAGCCACTCTGACAACTTCTTCAAGAGGTCACTTAGGTACTTTTTCATACAACCACTCCTCAGGTATCAGTTTGTCGGCATAAAGGAACTCATGCTTATCGCACCAATCCCCGTAGGTGGTCTTAGACCCTTTGTTGATCTTGGCCTTAGAGTTAGAGAACACAAAGCGTATGTCTAAGGTGGGGTGCTGCTTCTTAATGAGCAGATGCTTCTTTCTATCGGCAGTTACGAACCTCCCCTTACTCTCAACTATAATACCATTAGAGAGGATCACAAAGTCAGGCGTGTATTTCCTAACCTCGTGAACCTCATACTCAATCTTTAACTTCTCGTACTCATAATCAACAGAGAGGCCGTTAAGCTGCTCCTGTATTCGCTTCTCTAACCCTGACCTGTAGCCATACTTCAAGCCAGCTTGGGAGGCTCCCACAGTTCGTTGTCGTACCGCCTTAGCCATAGCAACCTCGCATTCTCTACTAGCCTTTCTGTGTCACCATCGTAAGCCTTTAGCACCGTAGTCCATAAGTCTTCTTCTGTGTGACAATCCTGCAACAGTTTGTCTGCTTTCTTAGGCCCGATACCTTGAAGACCGATGATGTTATCTGCACGATCACCTGTCAACATTTGGTGGTAGACGAACTTAAGACCTTCGAATGGTTCAACCTTTGTCCACTCATTCCTTCCGAAGTTAAAGTGCCAACAAGGTAACTGTAGCATATCCTTATCAATAGAAGCTACAACACAATTATAGTCAAGTGCTGCTGCTGCTTTAGCGATAAGATCATCTGCTTCCTCATCTTCACTCACGATAGCATCATACTTATTCATCATGTGCTGTCGTGCTGACGCTAGGTGCTTAGGCTTCTCTGTATCTTTCCTGTTCCCCTTGTAGGGGTGGGATTTAGCTATGTCGAACCTAAAGTTAGTTTTACCTGTCAGATAAGTCTGGAAGTCCTCCTTAGAGGGGAAGGGAAACTCAATGGTGTCAGAGATAATATAATCCATCAACTCATCGACCTTATCTTCCGCCTCTTTGTAGGAATAATCCTGAGTGGCAAAGGCTGCTCTGTAGGCAACGATGTCACCATCAATTAGAACTTTACCTTTGCCAGCCATTGTTTAGAACCCTCCGAAGGTCATAGAGCCATCATCTTTCTCGAACCCTACGTCATTTACATAGGTGTATCCACAAGATCGTGTAAAGTCACCTACGGCTTGAGCTAGAGAGTGCAGATCATCTACATCCTCACGGGTGATGGTAGCTGTTCCAACTACACCGTCATCTTCACTATCAAAGATAGCGGTAAGAACAATCTTCATTAAGCTACCTCATCCATGCTAAAGATGTCATCACCAGCGCCACCTGAGCTTGCTTCGTAAGCTACGTGATCCGTAACACCTACAGCACAAAGTCGGAGGCCAGCACCATTGCTGTAGGTCTCAAACTGTACGATAGCTGCACTGCCATTTCCGATAGCACCGTCTTCCTCAAAAGACCACCAACGCTTGTTCTCCATACCATCAGTGAGGTTTACTACCTTAGGAGCGCCACCGAAGTCAACCTCTGTTGGGTTGCCCTTCTTGTCTGTGAAGGTCATCTTGTGGTCGTGCATACGTGTCAGTTTTACATACTTACCGATACCGAAACTGTTACCCTCCTTGACACGCTTATTGCCCATTGGCATAGGGTCCATGCCGCCTTCCAGAAGCTCTTGGATTTGTTCTTCGCTAGTAAAGTATGCGTTCACTACATACTGACCATCGTGCTTCGCTGCTTTCTTTGCAGCATTGTTTTGGTCCCCACCCATATCACGGTTCTCTTCGAACACTTTAGGGTACTCAAGGATCATTTCCATTGCGAATTTAGTCATAGTCGGGTCTTCCTTTTGTTAAGCTGCTTTAGTGCAGCGCTGTGTTGGTAATATACTATAGGAATATTTTTCGGGGTTTTAGACACCGATCTCCCTATTTATTTTTGACTTTCCTTGCAATCTGGGCTACTGTTGCAAAAAAGAATCACTTTAGTGGATGTCAGCGTAAGTCTTGCCGAACTGAACATCAGTACCAAGAGGTACGTTTAACTTAACCTTGTCGTTAAGCTGAATTGCAGCCTCGTGCATGATAGCTTCTACATTGCTTTCCTCTCCTTCTTTGACTAGAGCAATAATCTCATCGTGGAATTGACCCACACACTTGATACCTTTGTTACGGCACAAGCTAACCCAAGTGTCAAAACAGTAGACACC